AATATTTTAAGGGTGAAATAGAGGAATTCGGAGTGCAAAGATGAACTTTGATCCAAGAGCAGTCTATGAAGGTACTAACGGGGAAGTAACTAAAAGCTTTTATCGACACATGGATTCCATCAGTATCCACGGAGAGTTGGCTACAGCCCTATTCCGCGCACAGAAGCGATCCTCAGCCGCAAAGAAGTATCGAGGCAGAAAGTACACAAGTGCCGCGTACGAAGTCAAAGACTATTCGATAGGGGAAATCTGTAGAATCCTGACGCTTATCGATAAGTCAGACTTTGGGCCACCAGCGCCTTATGTCTGGGGGTGGAAGCATGACCCAAGCACTCCCGGATTTGAATGGTTGTTGTATGTAATGCTTCCGCAAGGCGAGGTGTCGTTCCATACTTCAGAAAGAAGGATTGGCCCTGACTACCCCGGAGAGTGGGATGGTACGCACCTAAGTGAGCAAAGGATACTAGCCTTCTGCGACTTCGTACTTGCTACGGAATCATTCTCTGACGAGCCATCTGCATTAGCTCACGCACGCTTCTAACTTCTGGCTGCGTGTTGTGGTTTGGATTGAGTCCTGCCGCCATAGCCTTAATCTGGTTAAGCGGCAAAACATTCTTTGTCGGCACAGGAACAGGCGGCACCATCACGGGTGCTGAAGCTAACTGTGTTCCACCTTGTATTGGAAGTACAGTAGTTGGGCCAGTTCCCGTGCTGGCCGCTACTGGCTCTTTCTGCTCCTTGTAGGGAGCAGCATTTTCCGCACTCTCCTCTGAATCAGTATTTGACTCCACACTTGATTGTCCTGCCGCGTTAGGGTTTTCAGGCAACACATCATCTAGTTGCGAAAGATCGTCCTCGCCGGGATGAAAGGATACATCTGCGGCATCATGCCGATCTCCTGTGATGACGTTGTACCCTCCAACCACCCCACCACGAATACCTACGGCAGGCTCATGGTCACTGATCCGAATCGTGGTCGGAAGCTGATCTTCGTCAGGATGCTCTACTGTAATGTAGCGAGATGAGTTGTATCTTCCTTTCGAGGTAAAAGTGAACCCACGCTTCGTCAGTTCGTCTTCTACCGCTTTCTGTTTGTCATCCATGTAAGCGATTTTCTTCTCAAGCTGGCGGTCGTATTCCTCAGACTCTCTTTGCTTTTCCTCTTCTTCCTCGCGCTCTTCGTCTTTCCTGTCTAGGTCAGATTCGACAGCATCGTGACGCTCCTCTTCGGTCATCTCATCCCATTCGTCCCCGTAGGCGTCTTTCAATTCCTGCTCGGACTCAAGATACTCAGGAGACGCTTTACGTTTAGCCAAGTTTTCTTCTCTGAGAACTTTTGCGCGCTGCTCTCCTATTTCTCTTGCGCGTTTGGATACCGCAGTGAACGCTTGTGTCCCTTTGTTGTGAGGAAGTCCTGCGGCCTTCAAAGCCTCTTCAATGTCGCGGTTATAGGTCTTCCCCTTGCTTCCCAACTCCTGCGCGATGCGCTCAAAATCATCCGCGATAGGACTCTTTCCCTTTAGCGCGATATCAACCTTTTCCCCGTTCTTATCCGACACGGAGATGCTGGTAATAGGGAACGTCTTTCCTGCCGCTTCCTTCATGCCGGTGTACTTCTTAGCTGCTTCGGGGCGCACATATGCGACTGTGACATGCGGCTTGTACTCATCGAAGGACGAAGGCGCAAACTCTCTCTGGTGACTCTACATCGGCAACGATAGGCGCGGCACCATCGGAGTGTTCAGATGGTGGAAAGGCTTTTGTAGCTCCAAGGCTTGCTTCAAACGGAGCCTGCGACTCGATAAATTTCCTAAGCTCTGGAGTGAGGCTCGTCTTCAACCCGTATCGCAAAGTCACATGGGGATCGTCTACATCCTTACCCTTACCTGCCAAATCGGTATCAGGGATACTCGACTGCATCGATGTGATAGCACCGTGGGCGGCGCTTTCAGCGGGCAGGTTGATCTGCGTTGATCCGAACTTGTACTTAGTCTCAGGCTCGTCCTTGTCATTTTTGGTATCGGCGGCAGGACTCTTTTCCCGGTTAAACAAAGCTTCGTCTTTTGGTTCTATTTTTATTCCTCTCCTGCGATCTATGATCCATGCTGGAATCGAATCGAATCCCTGATCTTGCCAGTATTTTATGCGATGGTTACCATCGCTAATTTCAACCTTGCCGTTTTGCTTGATGACAATCTTTGCCGGTGGAACCGGCTTGCGGCCACGGGTTGCTTCCAAATCTTCCCAAGCATAGCTTCCGCCATCCTCGTCTTCCTCTTCCGCCAGCTTAGGCTCTAAGATGCTTGGGTCTACATAGGCACGGTAAACCTTGCCCGGTTTACCGCCTCCGTAGTCCTTTAGGATTGAATCTTCATCAACCTTTTTACTCGTGTCCTGAAGGTCTTCACCGTACCAATCGACCGCAGGAGAAGTTCCCTCCGGCTCACGCTCTCCAAAACGTTCCTTCGAAACAGGAGTCTTGATCTTAGCGCCGATCTTGAACTTATTTCCCTCTCTGCGGATAGGAATCGAATCAGCAAAAGCCCTGTTAGCTTCCTCTCCTTTGGGCTTGAAAAAGTGAGCGTACTGCTCATCGGATTGTTGCTTCTTTCGAAACGTCCAGTCTCGCGCTTCCTGCTCACTGTCAAACGTCATGTTCTTTGAATAGTCCGTCCAGTGCTCAATATCCGATTTTCCTTTCTCCCTATTGAACAGCGGAACTCCCTCTCCTCCTACGCTAGTGGCGCGGAAGCTACCTTTGGCTGGCTTGTGAACATCGGGCGCGTTTTCGGTAGTTATTCCCGTCCGAGTCTGTCCAAAGGCTTCAATGGGTTTTGCGATACCGTCCTTGGCTAATGACTTCCATATTCCAATTCCCCCCTCGTTTTGGACCCCCTCCCCTACAATACGTTCTACTCCATGGGCTTTCGCTATCGAGGGTAGCTGCTCGTAAAGTTTTTTGGCTACACCTTTACCCCTCAAGTCTTTGGGAACTAATATGCCAGAAGTAAACGCTTCTTTCGGGTCGTTTTCTCCGCCAAAAGAAACCTCCGCTATCTTTCTTCCTTTCCGAAAAGCTCTTACCTCTATTCCGTTTCCTGTATCTTTACTTTGATAAATAACACCATCAGATTCATGCTGCATTACCGGAGCTTTAGAATCATTCCAGTGCTGGTCTCCACTAGATTCTCCCGCCGCTTCACGTCTTTCCCTTTCTTCCTTCTTTGATTTCGCATACTCTTTGAATTCATCATCGGACATGCTATCAAAATCAATTTCATCCTGTCCCGCTGGAAGTTGCGGAGCGCCTTTTTCCCCGATATGCAACGCCTTGACTACTTTATCCAGCATGAACTTTGCGTCTTCGGGGTCGCTAAACCGCTCCGCTGCGGACTTTACCGCCGACTTCATGACCTCCATCGGATCGTATCCATTCTGTACAGCTAGATCGTATCCGTGGCGAAGTTGGGCCATACGCAGGCGTTCCTTGGGAGTCATGGTTTCTGGGGCACGCGTTGGGTCACCTACCTGCGAAACGGCCCATTTCAACGATTCTCCTAGTGCCTCGGGACTAGAGTCGTCAAGGCTACTGTAAGCATCGCGGTACTCTTTCAAGTCTTCTTCCGAGTGGCGTGTATCTCCTATGCCATATAACTTGTTTTGCTGCTCCTTCGTAAGACCAGCTTCCATCGTCAGGAGTTCATCCGCAGCCTTGTCCGCTTTCTCCATGTCGTAGGAATTATTAGCGGCACGCTGAAGGGCGTTGTACTTCTTAGCTCCTTCTTCCCCAAAAATGTCAATTACATCCTGCTTATCGCGGGTTTTTGCCTTTTCATGCTCTTGCTTTATTTCGTCAAGAGTCATCTCATGGAGGGGCTTCTGTAATGATTCAGTGGAAGGCGCAGGAGCTACTGCTTGGGCGTTTGGTATACCTTCCGCATTCCCTCCTTGCCCCCCTTGAGCCACGCCTGATACAGCGCCGTTATCCTGTCCGCTTCTGGTACGGACATGTTCTTCGATTGCTCTGGCTTTTGCGTCTGCTGCGATCCCTCTGACATGGTGTAACTCCTGTAGCGCATTTGCGCCGTGTTTGTCTGTTACTGAATTAAAGTAGCGGTCAAGGAAATCAACCGCATCATCCTCATCCACGCCAAATCTTTCTGGCCTACCGTCCATCAGCTTCGCGGCAGCTTCCGTAACCATCTCTGGGGAGTTGTGGCCTGAGTAGCCATTCTCTACGAGATGTTCATACATTCCGCTAGGAATAGCATGGTAAAGGTCAGTTAACGCCTTGGGGTCTAGGTGTTGGTTCACGTCGCCATTTGCAAGGGAGCGCTGCCATGTGTGATTCAATTCCTCACGCATGACGTTCACGTTGGACTGTAGCGATCCACGCTTCTTCCCGATAGCCACGCCACCGTCGCCCGCATTCTTGTGAGCCTCAGACAAAAGCTTTTGCACCTCGCCAAACTGAGGATTAGCCGCCGCCAATTGCGGATCGTTGGCAAATGCTTCAAGGTGTTCGTTGGCAGGAAGATTCATACCATGTGTTTCCGCAGCATCCTCGCCCGGATACAGCGCGCTCATCAAAGAGTGCCAAGCGTCAGGACTCAACCAGACTGCGGGAGCCTGTCCCTTAGCTTGCCTTACTTCTCCTGCCCCGTTACGGTGAAGTACGTTTGTCCTTTCGCGGGCAGGAGCCTCCGTGACGGGCGTAAACGGATGCTTCGTCAGGGCGTGCTTCCCTGTCAAAAGCGCCATGATTCCAGTCACGCCCATTTCGCCCTGAAGCTTCCGCGCTTCGTCTAAATTCCCTTCGTCTACGGCCTTTCGGTATTCTTTGTTTTGCTGATACAGGCCATGCAGCATATCGAGGGTAAATCCGCCTGAAACGAGCCGCGACAATACTCCTGCGGTGACAGGGTTTACGACACCAGCAGTTACTCCTGCCGCTACCGCTGTGCCGCCCATAATAGCAAGGTTTTTTCCGCTAGTAAGGTTCCCGGCTGCGGTAAGAGCACCCTCCACGCGCTCGCTGTTGGCCTTCGTGTCAAACTCTTTCCTCTCCGCTTCAGGTAAAACCGACCCCGCAACCTTCATCGTGACAGGAGTTAGGTACTCAGGCGCTAGAATCTGCCCTTTATGCTGTTCGTAGGTAGGGGAGTTTGACGACTCGGAAGGATGCAGGTTGAGCGCATCCGCAATCCCCGGAAGCGTAGATTCTAACGAATGTCCGATGGCGCTGTTAGCCACAGAATCACGTAGCTGTTCCAGTACGGATGGGCTGTACGAGCTAAGCACGTATCCGGTGGGTGGGACGACAGGCTTAATCTTTTCAGCCTGAGCCTTGACTTCTTTGAGAGGCATAGCTGACTTCTTTGGCGCATCGCTTCTCTTGGAAGACAGGAGACTGTATCCCTGCGGAAGTTTCATGTCTTCCGTAGGAACTATAGGCTCCCCACTCTCGTCAAGGTAATGCTTTAACGTTGCATTGCTCGCCATCCGTGACCATCCCAGACCCCGATTTTACCATTGACGAAACGTTTGGTTTGGCCAACTTTAGGTGCAACCGACGATCCCAATAGCGGATCAGTCACCATGGGCATCCCGGCCACGGTCGCAGGCGGGACACTAGGGGCGGAAGGAGTCAAATCTTGCTGTGTCATCTTTGTCATATCCGCCCCTTTTGGGGGTATGCTCGCTAGCTGGCTTACAAATGGATGGTAGGCTGCTGTAACTCTTGACAACGCTTTCCTATCTCCCTTATTCAGTGCATCGGCTACAAGGCGTTGGTAATCAGACACAATCTGCGCCTGTTGCTCCGCGTTGAAATTCGCAATCGTCTTCCGCTGCTTGATCGCGTTCTCTAGCCCTGAAATGCCATCATAGTCGAGCAATGTTTCCGCAGTCTTGCCTGCAAAATTTTTGGTATCCATCGCATTGTCTAAAAACCCATCATTCCTGCTGAGTTGATAGATGTGCGTCGATTCGTGCGTCTGCACAGGCTGCGTAAACAGTTGTGGTTGGCGCACGCTGATCGTCGTAGGCGAATTAGGATCAACGTCCGCAATAATGGTTGCATTCGCGGAATAAGCTTTGGGCGGAGCAGGAAGAATCTTTGTATCCGCATTTGCAGGACGTATAAACGCAGGTAGGTTCTGGATTTTATAGTCCGGTGGTGGAGTTGCCTTTACCATGGGAATTGGCATCTACCCCACCTGCTGTCCCGTATTTGGGTCTATCCATATACGCCCATCTCGACTTACTACACGGTGGCCCGTTTCTGGATTCACTGCGGTATGGGCGTAAGCAACCTGTCCTTGCGCGGCAGGACTAACTGGAGGTGTAATCGAGGATTGGGGGCCGGGTACTGCACTTTTTGTCAAATCATCTTTGGACTTTTGTACGTATCCATTGAATTTCTTGTAATATTCTGGACTCATCCTCTTAGTCATGTTGTACGCGACAGGAGGAAGATAGGGAAGTTTCGACGCTATTCCCCTAGCCATGGTAAGCATTTTAGCAGCCTTGGCTGGATTGACCATTGCCCAAGCGAACGAGCGGGCAACGGCTCCTTCGGTTGCTACTCCACCCAGACCAATTAGTGCCCCAGCAGCAAGCCCACTTTCATAGTGCCCATTTCCTATTCCTGCCGCTACAGGCACCGCCGCTGCTATACCGATACCGCCACTTAGCAATTTCTTCATAATGCCAACGTTTTGCAGCGATGCGCCGCCTCCGCCGCCAAGACCAACCGGGCCATTAATGCGCCCAACAAGTTCGGAAAGCTCTTTGACGTTCTTCCAATTCGAGCCAAAAATTATCTGCCCACGTTCATCGCCAAGCTTATAAACGTAGTTAGCAAACTTCCCTTCGTCAAACGCTCCGCTCCTCTCGGTGGCTTTGGCCACTGCATCTTGTAACAGACCACGGCGAACAGGATCATGAAGTTTTTGAGGTAAAGCCTTAAATAGATCGCGGGTCTGCTGTAACCCTATCGTCTTACCCCCTAACAGGGATGCAATAAATTCTGGATTCTCTGATTCAGCGGCCTTTTCTACCAATTTCTGTTCAAACATTTGATGGCCTTCTGCGGTAACCGCGTTTGCCTCGCGCCATCTTTGCTTCAATCCGGGTATACCACTTTTGTCGGCTGCATCTTCAAGAGCTTTGTCCGATAGCTCTGTAAATTTCTTAGCTAATCCTAATTTACCCCCACCCATAACCTCATCCAAATCTCTGACTTGACTTAGCAGGACGGAACGCATGTCTCTCATTCTTTTGAATGAAACTTCGTTTGGGTTTTGAAGGATCGTATTGAAAGCCCCACGCGCTTTTTCCGCAGCGTCTGGAGGAAGGAAGTAGGGGGGCTTGTTTATCTTATCCAATTGCTCCTGCGCAAACCTCTTCAATTCAAGCATTGAAGGCATAACCCGCGTTTTTTCCGGCACTTGAACTGTTTGCATTACGACTTTACCGGAAGCGTTGCGTACAGGAACACCGTTCTTTATCACGGGAGCTAACTTGGTCGTAGCAGGAGTTACTACCTGCTCCGTGACATTATCCAGCGCCCCATAGAGCATGTTTTGTTCAGCACGAAGAGCAGCCTCAGAATCCTCTAGCCCCTTCTGTACCATTAAACCTAGCTGTTCAGGGGTTCCCTTAAAGCTGGAAACGCTGTCCATCAGTTTATTGGCTGCGGCTAAGGATTCTTTGTTTTGGGCCTCACGGAACTTATCCATGATGCCCTTGGACAGTACCGAACCCTTCAAAAATTCTTCCAGCCATGTAGGGGCTTTGCCTGCCGCTTCAGACGGTAGCAGACGTACTCCGGCCTTGGCTGATTCGTCCGCTGCAAATCCAAAATAGCGGGCAGCAGCGCCAAGCGGCATCGCGATGACTCGCCCACCGACCTCAGACGCTCCGCCTAGCAGCGCTTGCTTACCAATGTTTTTTGCTCTTTCGCCCGGAGTCTGATTTTCACCAAACAAAAAGTGATTGATTCCCTGTTTTGCCGTCTCTCCAGCCGCGCCACCAGCCGCCGCGCCACCAGCCGCAATAGCCAAGTCTAACGGCCCGGTAGCCGCTCCGGGAACACCCGTAAGGAGCGCCCCACCCATCGAGCCAATCGTTGGAAGTGAATCAGTAGCCCCGTGCGCGGCTTTTACCGCTCCACGCTTCATGTATTCTTTAGAGCCGGGTGCGGGAGTGGGGACAACTCCGTAATCCTGAACATTCTGTTCGTCATCGCTTTCGACAGTAGGGGCTTTCCCCTTACCCTGAAGTTCGGTAAATAGGTCGTGGGCGTATCGCGTATCGTCTCCACTGGTAGGATCAAAAGCAAAACCCTGCTCGCGTGCAGCCTTGATGTTTCCGTAGGGAATCATTATTCCGCTCTTTACCTCTGAACCAGAGGGCGGAACCATCCTATATGTTCCCTGCTTTTTGGGATTAGCTGTAAGCGTATCTACCGATGGCGCAGATGATTCGGCTATCCCCGCATATGGGTCTGACTCCGCGATGCTGGCATACGGATCAGTCGCCGGTGCTTGTTTATTCTTGTCCGCCATTACGGAATAACCTCATAGCCATGAGACTCGATTTCTTTCCTTATTTGGTCTTCTGTTTTCCCTTTGTTGGAATCGAGAAGTTTTGCTTTAGCTAGAGATACCTTTTTCTTGGAAGCCACAGATGAAGTGGATGCTCCATGTCCTGCGGGTGCCGTGTATCCCGGAGGCATAAACGGAGTATCCATCCCAAACCTTCCAAGAATAGACTGTATCTGTGGAACGCGGTTGTTGATCTTGCTATTCAGAAGCGTCTTAAAATTATTGATTGCCCCTATAATCTGCTCTTGAAGCTCTGACTGTGTGACATGACCGGCGTTGATAGCCTTTGTAATTTCACCCGTATACACCTGAGAAACAACGTCAAAATTGGTTACTGCCGGGTCGCCAAAAGCTGTGGATAGCCCGTTTTGAAGATAGTTTAGACTCCTTGAATCGTTATTGTGTAACGCGATTGCAGCGCGGCCAAGCTGGTCGGCGTGCTGAAGCGCAGTCCCAAAAGAAACAAACTCGTTTCCAATTGGCCCAGAGGTGGCATCCTTCAGCATGTTCGTCATGGCCGAGTAATACGCACCATTCGGTGTGTGGAAACCAAGTTTATAAGCTAATCCGGCAGGCACAACAATATTCAACCCCGGGTTTTTAGGGTCTGAAACGTCAATCATCCTTGCATTTGCGGCTGCGCTTCCGCGAGCAGCGGCAAGTTGTAAAGCGTTTGCCTGCTTCTTGGCCATAAACGCAGCCTGAGAAGCAAACATACCCTTTACGTCGGGAGGAAGATCGGTATCCCAAGGGTTGTAGCGGCGACCGTTTGGGCCACCCTTAATCTGTCCAGTGTTATTATCCCAAACCAAACCCTTGCCTTCAGACTTACTCCGCTCCAACCACTGAGCAAACGTTCCTTTGTTCGGGCTAGGATCACTTTTATAGTCTGCCAAGTTTTGCGCAGCCGTACCGCTGGCCTTTGGAGACGGCTTGAAGTTCTCTGGCGGAGTCGAGGAAAGCGAATTATCAGGGCCTTTGTATACGCCTCGCTTCTTGTCGTAAGAAACACTGTAAGGCTGACCGTTGAGCGTGCCGTCAACGCGCTCCCAATTGCCGATTTGGTTATTCCCCGGCATCAAACTGCTCGCGTATGCCGAAACTTCTTCCTCGGTCGCGTCAGGATTGATCGCCTTGTAGTTCTGAATTTCTCCCCTGATCTTCGCTAGTTCCCCGGCGTTGGCAGCGTTAGCGCCCGTGATTACCTGTTGATTTGGAGACGGAGGTGCTCCAGCGGCTAGCAGCTTAGCGTCGTGTTGCGCCTTCTGCATCGCAGCAGCCCTTTGCTTTAGAACTTGTGCCTGCGCCCACGGGACGTGTGGTGCTGGGGCAGGCGCGGGAGTTTTAGCAACAGTTGTTGGCGCACCAGCGGGGATTGCGGCCTGCGCACCTACGCTACCCCGGTTGTGAAGAACTTGGGCATAGGCTTCTACATCATCTTCAGCAGTGGGGCCACCGAACTTACCAAGGTGCTGACCTGTCTGCCTGTAGTGCTGTATTGCCCTCATCTTCAAAGCTTTCCACTCAGGAGAAGCTTTTTGCCATTCCTCATCGTTGTGGGGGACATCGCCGGGAGGCATCTTCCCGTCAGGGGTCAGGAATTTTCCATCGACAATCAAAGGGATAAGAGCTTGCACTCCTTTATCCTCCCCGATGGAAATTGAAAGCTCGGAACTATGTGTCCCGTTCGCGTTGAGGACACTAGGTCGGTTCCAGATAGGAATGTTCCCCGGCTGTACCAACCCCTTTGGGTTAGCTACGGCCATCGTTGGCGTAGCTCCCTTGGGCACCGCAGACATGCCCGGTAGCGTTGCGGATGGCGTTGCTGGCTGTCCTGCATCACCGGGTAGCGCAGGCGTAGTGATGGGCGAAGCTGGGGCATTCAACGTCGCCGCTGGAGTTTGTGATGTGGCGGTTTGAGGAGCGGCGGCAGGAGCGGATTTTTCCTTCGCTCCGGGAATGCCGTGCATCTTCTCTAAGAGGAAATGCCAATCCTTCTGAAGCGCTCCCGGTGCCTTTTCTGGGTGGTAAAGCTCTCCCAAGCCCTGCTGTGCTTGGGTCAGGGATTGGTACGCCTGATTGTACTCATCCGTCTTCTCACCATTCGGACCGAGTAGGGTAGGTAGCTTGGAAAGGATATTATTGCGCGTGTTGATGAGATCGCTTGCCTTTAGCTGTCGCTCTTGATCCGACAACATTTCTTTGCGGTCACGGCTGTGCTGCGCACGTTCCGCTCCTCCAGCCCAACCTTGCGCCCATGCACCCATCAAACTCTCCTAGCTGTTACCTTCTCCACCTGTAATGCCACCCACAAACCCGCTAGCTCCACCTCCAGCTCCACCTCCACCAATGGCTCCAAGTCCTGCGGACTCCCCGTAAGCTGCGGCACCTGTTATGCCTTTGCCGAGAATGCTGTTCATCCAGTTCTGCATTTGTTCTTGGCTCATCTGGGCCTGTTGATTATATCCGCCCAGCGCTGTCCCTAAAAGACTTTGCCCGGAACTCAATAGTGTACTTGCGGCTCCTCCAGTAAGACTCCCTGTTAGATTCGTGATATCTGAATGAAGCCTATCACTCGCCGCAGCATTGGTCGCGGCTGTACCGCCCGAACGGTTGCCCATGGTCGCGTTCGTCTTTTGCGTATTCTGGTTAGACACTTTGGCAGCGCTAATTTCGGGGGCAAGCGTCTGTGCAATCTTCGAGCTATCGCCTGACAATAGGGAACTAAAGAAATTTGAGCCTTGAGTCGTGTTCGACTGTCCGAGAGACGATGCGAAGTCAGAGATTTGGCCTGTCTTGCCAATCGTAGCGTTCAATGTAGGATTTGAGCCACCGAACAGTGCACCGAAAAATGACATGTTAACCTCTTTTTTCCCTGTCGCCTCCCGAAACGACAAGCATTACAAAATATTCGATACATCTCACGGTATTCGGATCGTTAAGTGCCAACTCTACCAGAATACATTATATCCCGTTTCCCATGGATCGCAATTGCGACCCACTAGGCATCATAGACTCCGTGCGTCAACAGTTCCAATTGATCTAACGTTAACTGCTCCAGAAAGCTTCCAGCTTCAAGCGGTAAGCCCATGTCCTCCACATTTTTGAGGATCGTTTTAATATCGGATAGAGAAAACATCCTCTGCCCCGGACGTAAAGACATCGGATCGTATTCCATTTGCTATCCTCCATGATGTTATGCACAATCTTATACCGAATACCCCGGAAACTTGTAGACCGTGCCATTGATGCTAATCTCCAAGTAAATTGTAGGGGTAGCCGGGAGTGCAGATGCCGCTCCAGCAGTTGCGCTTGTTGCCGTGGTTGCTGCTGTCAACACTGATGGCGATGCCTGTGTCACCGTCCCGGTAAACGTTGGGCTGGCAATTGGGGCTAGTGGTGCTGTAGCGGATTCAACAAAGGCCGTGCTAGCTATCTGGGTCGTGTTCGTTCCGGGAGCGGCTGTCGGTGTCGTCGGGGTTCCTGTTAGCGAAGGGGAAGAAAGTGGCGCTAACAGCCCTAATGCAGATGAAAGTCCCGATACGTCAGCTATGGAGGGCTGCGCAGAACTAAATAGTCCTGTCGCCGCACTGTAAGCGGTAAGAAACTGGTGGGTGATCGCAGAAAATGATTGCGGAACAATCGAAGTCGTGCAACTCCAGTAATTGATACTGTCGAAGAACACTAAGGCGAACACGCTGTCCGTAAGCTCTTCGCTTGCCGCGCCATTGATTGTCCCTTGCTGCGGCGTTAGGGTCACCAGTCCTGATCCTTGGTTGATAAAGAAAACCCAATATGGCGTTGTAACCGAATTGTTAAGCGTAACCGCCACCGCAGCAGTATCGGCCAAAATAACCAGTTTTCCATTATCCATCTGTGAATTTATGTAGGCTGTAACGCCACTCTGATCGTTAACGCCACCCCCATCTATGGTGTTGTTGATGGTTGTGACGTTCTCCGTAATGGTGGCGGTAGTACCCGAAGTAGTCGATGATCCTGTCGCGCTGGTCTTCAAGGAATCTATCTGTGATTTGAGTGCTGGAATAGCGCCCTGAAGGTCGGTAATGGCATTCATCTGTGTACGGATTACCGTCTGGTGCTCAGGCGGCAACTTCGCTATTTGGGATTCAAAGGCTATACGGAAACTTACAGGGTTTGTACTCATTTTTGCGCCCCCTGCCATTTTGTACACGACGAGCACATCCCTGTTGGCGGGGGGGTATGCTGTATCGCGCCACACCGCTTACAGCGACGGTTCGTTACCTTTCCTGCCGTGCCGGGGTTGGTTATATCCGCCATAGGTTAAACCTCCGCTCCTGCCGACGCATTCCCGCCAAACGGTTTGATGTTCCGGTAGGCGGGGTCTATACCCCAAGACTTCACCCAAACTTCTAAATCAGGCTCCCAAAGCGCGAAGGGAGCGGATGATGTTGCCGAAAAGCTAATCAGCTTCCACTTATTGAACGTCACTTCTGTAAATGACTTGGTTTGCGTTCCACCGCTACTCGGCAAGGTGATGGGGGCAGGAGCTATCGACCCGTTTCCCGTGTCTACTACAAAGTTTATCGTGATGGGGGTGGTAGACAAATAAGTGATATCCATGTACCGGAGGTGCTGCCACCCCCTACCGCCCAGAGAGGTAACCTCTGATGTCCAGTTGGTTGCCATTTCTGGGTACGGCTCGAATACCCATTCCGAAACTCCTTGTCCTATCCCCCCCCACCATATCCGCGCATTTGTCTGCGGCACAAGTTGGATGTCATGGGCAAGAAATGGCACCCAAGAAAAAACCAAGGTTTGCTTGCCATTGAACTTTCCCGTAAACGTTGGTCCCACCTGACCCCCATCGTAAAGTATTTGAAACGTTACAGGCTGATTTCCCGTGTCGGCAATAAGCTTGACACCTTGAAAGAACTTATTATCAGGCCCACTCAATTCCATGATTGGCGTATACTCTGGGATAATTTCGGGATACTGGTCAAAGTCCCAACGAATTTCCGAATCCCACACGCCCGCAGTTTCGGTATCCATCTGAATCTGTACATAATGCGCAATAATTGGTGGGTCAAAAGCGAACGAAACGGTAGTTTTTACTGCCGTAGGCGTGGTCGCCGTAAACGATACGCTCTGTCCATCCGAAGTAACAACCGTTATCGTCGCCGGAATCCCCTGCGTATCCATGGGCATGACTAATCCGCGAATGTACTTGGCTCCCTGAAAACCAAAATTCGACCACGCGCTTCGCAGCGTTGCATACTCCACCCAAGGATCAGTGATCCAAGCAAGGTTCCATCCGCCATCGGGTCCGTGCTGCCACGCCACTCCATCTGTGCTCGTAATACGAACATTGTGCGCTACAAATGGAGGGTTAAATGCAAAAGCCTTGATTACCTGCTTACTCGTCGTAGCAGGAGACTCGCTTGGCGTGAAGAACGCCGCATCCTCTGATCTTTGAACTTGTATTGTCTTAGCATTCCCGAAAGAATTCATCTCCAAAACGAAACCACGAATCAGTTTGTTTCCGGGGCTTCCGGCATTATCCCAAGGAGTTGCACGGTCATATGTATTCTCAGGATAAGGCTCTACGGATGGTTGCCAAACGTACAGGACTGTTCCTGCCGATATGGGCCAGCTAAAGGCAGTTTCTATATCCCTAGAATTTAGACCTTCACCCTGATTGAAGTCTAAGACGCTTTCTGTCCTCCCCTGCGCCGTACTGCTGGAGACAACAATATTCGCATCGCTCAATTGATTAGTATAAAGCGCCGAATAAATATCCGCTTGGAGTGATATTCCTATGAGTGCCATGTCATGCCTTTATGGGCTTGTGCTTTCAATATACAAATCGCCAAATTTTTTTGTTGAACGGGTGTCCCCCGCGTCGAACGCCGGAGTTAGAAGTACGGCTGTCGCTGTTTCCGTTCCTGCACTACTCAATAGTCTCACACTGCCATCATTACATCCGACCAGTGTGCCTTGAGAACTTTGACCTTCGTCAGCAGCATGGATGGTTGCATAAGGAGTGTATATGTCCCAAACCCATCCCTTTGCCTGATAGTCATATACGAGCGTATGCGGGTAGCCGTCTGTGCCTTGGTAGTCATAGTACATATAGTCCTTGTCGCCGCTAAAACGCTGTAGCTGTGGAAGCGAATCATCTGGAGGATAAATAGTGTATCCAGCAATCGTTATCGGCTGAGGGGCTGACGATCCAGTGCCCGGAGATTCGTGAGGGAATAATGGGTATATATCATCGTCGGTAATGGATTCCGATGCTGAACCATGATTTGAAACATGGATACCATCGTCCACGCGGAAGAATATAAGACCTCCGCCAGTAACCCATAGGCAGCGTGGCATATATAAACCACGAGTTATAGATGACTCCTGTAGGCTCCAAGTCGAGCCTGTAGTCCCTGTGGCCGTAGCTGTCGCGTTGAAAAAGTTTGGCAGGATCAACCACGCACGCTTTATGGAAAAGAGGACACCCAAGCCACCAGCAATCGCGCCGTTGACTAGCGGTTCGGCTGGATCAGTTACATCCTGCTGATTTGTGTCCGGGGCGGAATCTAAATTCGATCCCTCACACCAGTACAGAGTTCCCGGTCTTAATGGGTCGCCTACCGCATAGACAAAGTTTATGTTGTCGGTCGGCCCCCACATGTAAGGAAGCGGCTGGTTTGCTAGGATCGGCTCAGGAATCTCATATGCTAAATTCGTCCCATCTGGAACTCCCGGAATTGTTACGGAAGTGGTCGAAGTGGGTCGAGCAATGAAAGTATAAGCTAGAGATGTCGGAGACCCGATAAGTATTTCGGTTCCCGCTAGCCACCGGACATTGAACCCTGCCGAACTGCCCCCAATTGCACCTCCAGACACCCAAGTTATTACTCCGCCAGATACGCTGCACACCCCTTTTTGCGGCAGATCAATCGAAGGGAACGGCTCGAAATTGTCGTAACTAATAATCTGATCGCCAAGTTCGGTATCTGTTAAGGAATCGGTAACCGGAGTATTTGTCCCGCCTCCAGCATTATCGTTTGGACCTGTCGAAACATAGGTAAAGTTTGAAGTGACAGAATCTAAGCGATAGTAATCAACCACGTCTATTTGTGGGTCGGGGGACCACAGAGAAGTTATCGTATTGGAAGCAACCGGAAGCGTGATCGCTGCGGACTCTGGAGACGGGTTGGAAGTAGCTCCAGTCGCGGAAGAACGATATACGTAACGGTATTGCACCTGCTGCCTCTGGTTTGCCGCTCCTGTTGGAATGATCGCGGGAGAGCGTCCGGGCGAGGGAGATGCCATCAGCAAAAGAATTCTTCCCGAGTGATACCAGTAGTCATAGTCTATTTCTATGCCATATATTCCTGCTGAGGCAAAGGATGCTACCACCGTGGTCTGCGCATAGTTACCCCCACTACCGCTGGTGTAGTTCTGCCTCGGCAATAGGGAATAACCCTTGACAACGGTGATCGTTTGTCCAAAATCTGATTTTGCTACACCGCCACCCTCTCCACTACCAGAAGCCGTGGCTGAAATAAGCGTTGCCCCTTCGATACCCCAAATACAGTCATCGTGGCTCGTAAGGACAAACGTGTAATTTCCCGCCACAGGAATATAAATGCTCCCATATAGGCAAAAGTTGAAATTGGAGGTATTATTCGGCGCAACAGCTATAGTCCCGCTTACCGACTCGTTCGGGTTTAGCTGAGACCAAACCATCGGCGCAGAAGGGCTTCCGATTCCGGGGAGGCCGGGGATTCCAGATGTAAATGTTGCGTCAAATATAAAGGAATTTCCCGAATAGCTTCCGATTGCGTTCGATATACTACGCGCCGTTCCTCCGCCCGGATCGTCTGGGTTGCACCAAATATAGGAGCCTGTGGGTCCAGAAGTAGGCGAGTCGCCCCAGTAGTAAAGGGTGAGGTTGCCTATTATCCCCATCACCGGAGAAAGCGCATCTGTAGTTACGGTGACAGTCAAGCCAAATGACCCAGAGTTGGCAGAGAATGTGTTCCCCGTAGAGTTTATGCCGATCTGGAATGAAACCGCCCCCGTAGGAACCGTAATTGGTCCTGCCGCCGCACCCACGTCAACTACGGAAGGTATATAGAGGGGGGCAACCCCGGCAGGAATAACATTTCCTGACCCGTCTGTAAATGCCCCAATTACCACGGTGGCCGTGGCGGGGGGGGTAGTTCCAGACCCAGACTCCATTACATAATGTCCGGGGTTCGTTGAAGACGCAGGCGATGGGCCTAGCGATGTCGGACTTTTGGTTCCTCCGTTAATCGTTGCCGATCCCGTAAGGGAAGTAATTGTAACGGTAGTTGCGTTTAAAACACTTACTGAAAAAGGGGCTGTACCATCAGGTGTCGGGGAGGGGAGACCATTCGATTCCCCGTAATTGTAATCAGGGTTTGCGCCTCCATAGTTTGTCCACGGAATCGCTGTCGCAAGTAGTGTCCCTGTCGTTACGTTACTTGTGTTTTCTGTAGACACAACTGGGGCTAACTGCGGTTCCTTGACCCCCATTTTCCAACATGTGCCTAACGGAGTGCTCGCGACCTTGAACATCCCATTTGACACAAAATCTACCGTAGCTCCACTAATTAGATACTTGGTGTGCAGAGTTACAGCCCCCTGCGCTGCGCTATCGGCCACAAAGCCAAATGGTCGGACAGAAGCATTTGGGCGGAACGGGATAATCGAAACTGGATTACCACTCAATCCATCCGCAACATCCACCACTCCGTCTGTAGAATTCCAAACAGATATACGTGCTCCCGCCCCGTTGATAATCGAGTAGCCAGAGGAAGGTCCGGCTGGGGTAGAGTCATTCAACCTGCGGATCGAATGTACCGCTGCCGCAAGCGTATACAACGCATTGGCAAGTAGACTGCGCCCTTTGACAGCACCCTTTAGATAGGCGCGTATATTTTGGGCAAATGGCACACGACCGTTCGGAATCGCATCCACTGGATGTACAAGATCGATTCCTGTGAAATTTAATCTAGCGCCGCCCTTGTTGCGCTCAAAGTTACTCATTGTTTGCCCCACCCTTATCTCGGGCATTGTACCTATTCATCGACCTATCTTGCGATGTACCTCGCTGGATAAGGATATCGCTAAAACTTCCAGTTGACCTCAAGCGAGAATTCTCCGCGCTACAGAACTTTATAGCCCTATCTTCTAACTCCAATGCTTGTTTCCATTCACCCCCGCCCAGCTTGAAGGAACTTAGTGCCTGTGCAAGATCAAGCACCGTATCCCACTGGTCGCGAGACACCTGCAAAAATGAAGATGTTGATGCATCCAATAGCGGAGCATTTCCCAGCACGGTAACACCCACGGAAGACCCGACCGGAGCCGCGATAAAATCGATTCCTGCTGTGACGATGACTGGGCCGAAGGAGCTTGGGTTAAAATCCCAACCCACTGAGTATCTGTCCGTATCTTCCAAAGAATCAATATTGCACGCCACGCCATCGACGTTACCGAGCATGATCCACGGGGTCTTGGTGAGCAGGTTGAGACCGTCCTGATATCGCTTCATGGCGTAAGCAGACCGTTCGCGATCAGTGGCCTCAGATTCTCTCCCCAGCAAATCAGCCAAAGCCCCGTATTCAAGAACCCAAGCAAAATCGTTTGGTATTCCTAGTGGTGTGGCCGCAGGAGGAGCAAACGGTGCCCCTGATTGTAGCGTAATGGCTTCATACGTCCCCGTCTGCGCTGGAGCAATATCCACATCAAATGATAGTGGCGGCTCCGACGACAGTTGAAACGTCTGCGGGGTTCCTGATGGCAGTTGATATAGAGGAGACTCATACCACTCCAACGCAACCGTGTCGTCACGATACAGAGTTGTAGGCGAGTAAAAGGTTATGACACCAGACACCGTTCCGCTATTCGCTATGGACAGATTAACCGTATTTCCCGAAACGCTCGAAACTATGGCCCACGGAGCTATGCCCGTGCCTGAAGCTAATTGTCCTGCTGTGATTCCATATGCATACGAAACATTTATCGATACCCCCCCAGCCGTACCTGTCGCATTAGGGGAAGCCTGCAAAGCCAAATACCGCACCCTTGGCACATCCAATACCGTATCGCTAAGGTATGTCCTCCGCGTGTTTGGTATAACGGGGATATTCTGAAGCAGCACATCATTGCAGGCGCTTATCTGTAGCATCTCGTTCCTCCGCGTCTGCAAGGCATTTACGAGGTCAGATAGGGAAAATTGCGTCGTCCCCGTCCACACGCCGACAGAAGGCGGCTCCATCAGCATATATTGAATCTGTGTATAGGATTGGATGTCTGTCGCGCTGCGAAGCCTTGGGCTATTCGATAACGAACCCAGAGAATTCCATAAGTTGTCAGATGTGAATTGAAAATCAGTCTTCCACGTATTTGTCAGGCAATTGAACTGCTGGAGAGCGCGGTAAATGTACAACTGTAATTCTGCGCTCGTCCAAAAGATATTATTCGGATCAGCAAGCCTAGCAGCTAGCTGTGCAACTCCCTGCGCAAGTGTGAGCCATCCGTAAGTACCGTTTGCCATGTAGACATCTTAAGCTTTCCTGAAAGAAATCTTCTTCTTTCCACTTTTTTTCTTGCTCCCTTTACGGCTACCGCCGATGTCGGGGAACTTCGCATGGACTTTCTTGCGGACAGTCGCTTTTTCCGCTTCCGTTCCATGCTGAGCCACGCGAGAAAGAGCGGCCTTCGCGTGATTCCGGTCGGGTATCGGGTATTTCCTTTTACCGGGTTCCGCAAAGGCCGAGGATTTTAGACTGTTACGCTGCTTCGACGTGAGCTTGGCCACAGCAGGCTCCTAGACCTTCACCATGACCTTCTTGCTTCCGCGTTTGCCGCGCTTGCCGCCTTTTTCAACCACGTGTTTGCTGGAAGGGTGATGAGCAATTTTCTTTGTGCTTGCCGACATAACGAGCTTCGTCTTTTTCTTTTCCATGATGACTCTCCTGTTCCGGTTGGGATTACTTCTTGGAAACCTTTTTGTGATGAGCCTTCTTGCCCTTCTTGTGCTTCTTGCCCTTCTTCTTGGTGGCTTCCCCTTGAGCAGAAATCAGCTTGCGCTTCTTCTTGCCTATCTTCATATCCCCACCATCATACTCGCCCGTCAATTCCTTCTCGTCACCACTGTCCATAATCGTTCTCCTTTTGCGGCAAAAGAAAAAGGCCCAAACCATAAAGGTTTGAGCCTAAACCCTATCCCAATTAGGGGGGTTTGAATCTCATTTGGGTATATTACATCACAGCCTAAAGCCTTACGCAAGGGTTATTGCGCTTAAACGATAGGAGTAACAGGGGTCAATTGTGAAGCATCGTAACCCTTCGTAGCGACGGCCAAGGAAGCGGTAAGTCCGTCCTGAGCCGCAGCCAAGTACGTGTCCAGCTTGGCGAGCACGTCTGGAGAGATTCCGGGTACTGACTTCAGGGTATTGATAAGCGCGATCATGGCTCCAAATCCCGCAAGGATATTCGAGGTCGTTGTTGAGCCGGTCATGAGCGAGGTTAGCAGGGGGTTGATACCTGCCTCAAGCGCTGCGGCGAGCGGAGCAAATGCGGCGGTTGTCGGGATCGCTGCGAGCGTTACGTTCGCCGCTAGTTCGATGAGAGAAGTTACCTGTAAAGGATTCATTATTTGACTCCCGTGCTGAGGGTATTTTGTAGTGTTGTCTGCTGAGTTGAAACGCTGTCCACTGCTGCCTGAGCCTGTGCTTGTGTTGCCGTCCCGTTGTGGAATGCAAGGTAGATCACTTGTGCCGCATTCAACGCCGTTCCGAAGTTGTTCAGCGCCGTCTTTTCCGTAGCTGATGGCGCGTAGGTTCCCGCCGCTATCTTTGCTTGGATGTCCGTGTAAAAGGTCTTCGCCCCCACTAGAACCTGATCCATCGTCTGATCGGCTTGGTTGGAGAATCCCGGCGCTAGTGCCACCGGAGTTGTCGCTGTTGAGTGTGTGCAGCCCGTCAACGGAAGGGCTAGCGGAAGGGATAACGCTAGGCTGAGTATGAGACGATTCATTGATATTCTCCTGTACTGGCGGATGGTAAACGGTGTCAACGGGCAAATGATTGAGCGCTTCCAGTTGTGCAGCATGGTCATAAGTCAAGGCTGGTTTGCTTTGAGAATTTTTCCATGCAATATGGTCTTTCCATTGCTTAAGCCTGTCATTAGGCTTCCAGTTGAGCCAACTAAACGGGTTCCACATTACTTTTTTGGTTCCACGACCGTTTCTGTCGAAGTCGTCGTTACTGGGGGAATAGATGCTGTTTTAATCACGGATGTATCCGTTGTTACGGTTCCGGGAGGAATGTCGGCAGGATCACGCTTCGTCACATCTTTCCCTGTCAAAAGAGTTGAGGCAATTGCCAGCATACCTGCTACCGTTCCTGTCGCAGACACCAGCATGGCAATTCGAAGGCTTGGGTCGTTTCGGGAGGCTGCAAAAAGGTACATACTCATTCCCGATACAACCAGTAAAAGGAAGAACGCAATTGTGTTGGGCTTCATTTCCATTACTTGCCTCTCCTAATGCAACTGCACTATACTACCACAATGGGTAAGTATACCAAATCAAAAACGTGTGTGCGAGGCCACGAGTACAACGAAAAAAATACTTATATCAAGCCTGACGGCCACCGAGACTGCAAGACGTGTCGGGCAATGAGGGCGGCGGAGTTCAGGAAAAAGGCAAAACTACGCTTGACCAAGTAACGCAATTGCGTTACGCTCTTTAGGCAGGGAGGAGAACACGATGGGACAGTATGAAATGAAGCACCTTCAGCATGTAGTCAGACAAGGGGCGATGTGATGAGCAATTTGTCTATGGCTTTTCTTGCGCTGGCTTACGCGATTGCGACGATGGTATGCGCATCAATCGTATGCGCGGCATTGGATGGGATAGCTAGAGCCATCCGCGACCTGAAGGATAAGGGAGATGAAAAATGAGCGAACCAAACTTGCTTGACGATGAGCGCGTGAAAGAGATTCACGACCTATACGAGCGCGGCAAAGTGCTACAGGCGCAGTTTGATGAGGCGATCCGGCAGCGGGACGAGGCGAGGGCGCTGCTTAGTCAGACGGCGGATGCGTTGCGGCTTTCTCCTTCAGCTTGGGATGACGCAATATCCAGTACATTTGAAGAAGAGAACCGGAATGGAGATTAAATGAGGATCGTAGATATAGCAATCGCGCTTGCGTTGATTACCGGCTGTGCGGCGGGTCAGGTCTCGCCTAATTCGCTGCCGGATAAGACAACAATAATTTCCACCAAGCCGATACATGTCAAGGGTGTTTTTCAGATAGTCCCGTTCGACCCTGATACATTCGCGTGCCCTGCTGGTTGGGTGCGCCGGATCAGCGATGACCGCAAATATGGCGAATGCCTGCGCACCGGCCAGTGGGCAGAACGTCTGACGCAGCCGGAGGCCAACAGTCTGGATGGGGCGGCCCGCTCAACGGCATTGCAGACAAGAAACAAAGTTATCTCCGCTCACAAAGATGCCGATGCGCGGCAAGACGAAGAGACGCGGAAGAAAGCCATCGCCAAGTGCAAGGCGGAACTTGCCCAAAAACCCAGTTCTGATGCGTTGTGCGCAACAACGTTTATAGTCGGTTACCCTTTTTACGGCAAGCCGGAAATCATCGGCACATGGGTAAGGATGTCGTGGGGCGACTATGAGCCGCTAACCGAGGATGAGATAGGCAAGATAGATAACGCGGATAGGGATGTTGCTCGCGTCGAGGTCGAAATAGCTAAGGCACATGGAGTGGATGTCAGCGGGCGCGTAGCAAGTGTGTGCAAGCGATATCCCGATACAATTATTACTATTTATCCATTGGCTTGTGTCGAATGGGATGGTGCTCCAAACGATCCCGGCAAGCCTGCTGACCGCTGGCGCATAGAAGGCGGTTGGCTTCTGGTGAATTTTCCGGACGAGCAATCCAACCCAGCACCACGCAGGTAAAACACAAGTCTTCGCGCATATGGCGCAGGTATCAACATCGCAAGAGAACAGCACCCACGCAGCCTAAGCCTGCACAGAAGGAGGACGGACATGGACGACCGAAATCCGATTGAAATACCTCTCACCAAAGAACTTGCCGCATAGTATGCCAAAGAGCCGTACAGCGATCTCCAATCGGTGCGAAAATCTAGGCTGCTTTTGGGTTTACGTCACATAGGCACAGTGCTGGGTCATTTCGGAAACTGGCATGGATGGTCTGGCGGAGTCGGCGCATGAACTGCTCCGCCCTCACCATCCACCACGGCATCTTCGCCCGCTGCACCCGCCCTCCGCACCAGCCGCACGAGTTCCACAGCGCCTCGGAGATCGTAGGCGGCGTGGCGCACTTCATCACATGGCGGGATGGGAGCGTGACGTTTATCCGAGCAATGGAAGAGATGGAACGCACCACCGCAAAGGCGGCGCTTGCGGAGTTGTGTGCGGGATTCAAGCGAGGGTGATGTTGCGGATACAACACATGCAGCATACCCCAACGTCACACGAACGGAAGGAGGTGAAATTATGACATCCAACTATATTCGGAGCCGATACTTGTTATTGATAAGCAGCCTTTCGTTATCGACGATATGCCTTCCCATCTGCCATATCACTATGAATGCCCAGATGGGAAGCATCTCGCCACGCTACCTGATACCGACAAGCAAACCTGTCAACCAAACCCCGGCTCCGATTGATCCGCGCACCGTATGGCCGTATCGGTGGCGGCATGTTTTTACGGCCAATCCTAAACTGGAAGTGTAAGCAAGTCTTCAGTCAACAACGTGTCTTGAGATAGTCCGGTTGCGTTAGCGACGAATGCGACGTAACCGGCAGTATTGTTTTCGGATGGAGGAGCGAACCTGTTGATGGCCTGTTCGATGGTCGCTCCTAGATACCCGCCAATCAGATTCCCTGAAGAATCAAACCTCGCTGGCACGCTGAACCAACCCTGCAATGCCTTCCACCCTGTTTCTGCATCAGGGAAGATTGCGAACCTCCCATCGGTGCCTGTGGCTCCGAAACGGATTGCCTCTGAGCTGTAAACGAGATCGCCAGGATTGTTGTTGCGCTGCGGACGGCTTCCCACAACGTAAAAGCCTTCCATCTGTGCGATCGCTTCGAGGAATGTCTTCATCAAATTCCCCACAAATGAAAGTGCTTGGCTATCCACCCGACTATGCCTCCTAGCAAGCCGGTTCCTAACACCCCTTTGATGATCTTGCCGTTTGCGTCATCCTTGCCATCGCTGCGGCCCTGCTTATCAACTATTCCCATCAAGAGAGCGCGAATGTCTTTCAGGTCTGATTTCTGCTCATCTTGAGATTTGATAATGAATTCGTTCTGCGCTACAGCCTTGACTGCGACGTTGTACGCATTTTCAAACCGCGTGCGGTTTTCTGCGTGATCGCGGCGAACCTCACTGCGTACATCATCGACAAGTGCCGTTGCAGATGCCATCATCCGTTCCTCGGACTTGGATAGTGCCGGGGCGAGTT